AAAATAATAACTTTTATTTAAATGTTTGTGTTCTGCTTCTTGAATAGTTAACTGAGGTTTTGTTACTTTCTTAGCCAAGAAAGCAGGAGCAGATGTTGTTCCTCCGTCTGCAGATAGAACTTCTACTTTCCATCTAAAAGCTCTCTTTGGTTCAAAGTTGTGGTCACTCCAAAATGCCATTATTTGTTTCTCCTGTAATGTTACTTTAATTTAAATAGTACCTTCTTTATTTTTTATAGATCGTCGAAAGACGCTCCAGTATTTGTTATCACAAAATCAATTCCGATAAACTCAATAGCGTATACTGGCTTGATAAACAATTTAGCATACATCATATTTCTATCGATTTCTTCTGCAGTTGTAGTTGTCTCATCGAGAACAACTCTGTAGTCACTAATACCAAGACCAGTTTTTACTTCTTCTAGTAAATCTGTGGTTGGTGTAGCAAAACGATTCCAAGTTGTTTGTACGTTAGGTTCGAATAGAACGTTAGCAGCGATACGACTAATCTCTTTTTTCAAGAAAATAACCAATCTTCTAACGTTGATTCTATCAAGTGCTGATGGATAAGCTTGTAAAGTTTTTTGACCAAATATTACAAGTCCTTCACTTGGGAAAGAAGCGATTGGGTTAACGTTTCTTTCATACAAAGAGTCTCTGTTTTTAGCAGTCAACTTATCTCTTACGCCTACGACGGAGAGACCAGAAGAGCCTACAGAAAGTCCACCACGATTAAATCCAGCTGGTGCAAACCAAACTTCGCTGCTTTCTTGGCTTGATGCCATAGTACCAAAGGCTACAACAGATGGTGGAATCCAGACTTTTACGCCTACGTTAGAGTCTACCATTTGTACCCATGGATAATAAGCACAACCATAGCTGCTGTTGAACTGTCTAGCTTTAACTGCATCTACTGTGCGGGAAACACTGCCAAGTCTTAATGTATTAGTATCTTCAAGACTATTTTCTGTATCTGGGACATATCCACCTTCAAGATCTATAATCGCCAAACAATCAGCTCTGTTTTCACAAACCTTAATCATGTTGTTTGTTAATACTTGATTTGTAATACCAGGAACTAACATCAAGTTCATGTCTAAGACTTCTGGATCTTTTAGAGATTTAATCGCTCTATCTACAGAGTGAAAAGAATAGCTGTTTTTAGCTGTTGTGGAACTGTTCCATTGAGTATTTCTGAATGGCTCTCTTTCTGTAATATCTAGTCCATCGAATCCGCCAAATAATGGCATAGTGAACTTGTTGAATCCTAAGTCTAATAGGTCTTCAAAATCATTGTCAGAGACACCAGCAACACTGCCAGTTGCAGTGTAAGATGTTCCTGCTACTCTAGAGCCAGATACCCAAGTTGCAACGCCTGTGTCACTGTCATATTTTACATCATCTAAGCTGAAAACAAAACTGTATTCTGTTTGGTCATCTTTTATATGTGAGTCTAGGCCAACTGGTTTTGTTTTTAGTAAATCTTTGATAGACTGCTTCAAAGGAGCTTCAGCTTTAAATCCAAAGTATGCTTGTGTATCATCTAAAACGCCAGCATCTGATGTACTAGATAATAGCGGTAAAGATGGGAATACAAGAGAAGCAGAGTAATCCGCAATAAAAGTTTTTGCTGCAGCAGATGCATCGTTTTTATTAGGATCTTTGTTGTCAGCTGCTATAGAAGCGCTGAGTTCTGATGGTGTACCATCAGCACCTTCGATTCTAAAAGATTTTGGTCTTGTTGGACCAAAGAAGCCAGCTGGCAATATTCCAGCATCTTGACTTTTAGCTGAAGGATGCATTTCTACACGAATAACTTTTGAGTTATTTTCAAAATCACCTAGTTCAACATATCTTTCTTCTTTGGTAACACTATCTACTACCCACTCTACTCTTCTGTCGCCGATTCTGGCGGCGATATAATCAGGAGAGCCTGGATCTAGTGTTAAGTTTGAGAATACTTCGATAAACTCTGGAGACTTATCTGAATCAGCGATATTACGAATACCAACAGAGAATGTACCATATTTCTGGAAATCATTCATAGGAGGCTTAATATCGAAAATAGAGATCTTGTAGTTATTTTGTTCCCAATCACTACCGGCTCCTTCGCCAGCAACTAAGCGGAACAATTTTGGCTGATTTTCAATATTAAAGCTACCAGTATCAGCGCTAGTATGTTGTCCGAAAATCCAGCCTGTTTTTGCAGGAGATGCAGGTTTGCGGAAAACTCTAAAGTCTTTACTATCGCTATTGGCTACTTTTAATGGAGCAATAAATGCATATTGAGCCCCAGCTGCAGAACCAGATAATATATCTGTTTCGTCATTGATATAATCTTCAAAACTTTCACCAAGCCAATAAGTTTTTACTGTATCAGTATCAAAGATATCTCCGTTGACAAGTGTTGGATTTGTATTAAATGCTTTACGGATAAATTTGCTTGAAGATTTAGAAAAGTTAAAAGATACTTGCTCTACAACATCTCCGTTTGAATCCGTTACATTAGCTTTAAAGATTTTATCTTGAAGGCTTTGAATCAATACAGAGTTTCCTGCTCCAGCTGCAACAGTACTATCATCTGGCGCATTGCCGACCAATTCAATACTTCCTTCATTGACATAGAATATCGCAGCCAAAGAACCGGTTTGATCTGTGTTTGTGCTACTAGAGGCAATCAAGAAAAGGCCATGGGCACCACCTGCTCCAGCATCATTTGTACTACCACTTCCTGCGGTTTCCCAGCCGGCTTTGCCAGCATCGGATGCATCATCGTTTTGAGTACCTGCAAGTCTTAAGAAGGTGAGTGGACTAGAGCTAGCTAACCAAGCTTGTGCAGCATATGCGCCATAAGTTGGACCAGTATTATTGCCATTTCTCCAAACATCTTCAGAACCTAAACCTGGGTCTGGTTCACCAAATTTTTGTACGAACTCTTCATAAGTATTTACAGTAACAGGAACCATAGAAGGTCCTTTTAAAGAGCGTCCAACTACCACAGGACCAATG